TATCGTAACATTTCTTATTAGATCCTCCCGATGAAGAAGGGGCTGCTGGCGGTGGAGGGGGGGCAGGAGCTGAAGGTATGACTTCCAATATAGTAAAGGCAATATTAGACGGATTTTTTACAACAGACAGATCCTGTGAACCTTCTAAATAAAACTTGATTCCATCTAAACTTCCAGAAGGGTCTTTTGGACTGAATTCCGTAGAGACAATAGGCATTGTTTTAGTAACACCTCCTCCATACAATTCAAGTTGATATTTGCCAGTATTTGCTTTTTGATTTTCCGTATTTATCAGTGTATCAAGTCCCTTTTCGTGTATTTCTGTAGCAGCTATTCCCCATATACCCAGAACCGTTCTGGTTGAGTCTGGACGAGGAGTATTAAATTCTAGACCTTGTCCTCCAGCAAATTTATTAGCTGTCAGAGGAGATGTCCATCTATCATATAGTTTCTTTGTACTAGCAGGATTTTCCAAACCTTCACGGAAATTAGAGAAATGGGCGACTCCGGGCAAAAGAATGGTTCGCCATCCGGCAGAGCGAGCAATGAGGTCATAAATTATGATTACGATAAGAGGAAGTGCAAGAATTCCTCCCACAATAGCACCTATCTTCCAAGATGAGGCAGCAGTGTACGCCGACTGGGCTGCCTTATACGCTGCTTGCTGAGCGGCGGCATTTGAGGAGGCAAGCTGGCTGACGTAGTCTCCAGAGTAAGTTCCCTTGGTAGGATCCAGTGCCTGGAAACTAGGAAGTGCTGGTTTGCTTGAGCTTCCACCCATTTGTTAGAAAGCCGGAAGTAAAAACGGACGATATGACAGTGAAATGTCGGCGAAGGAAATGTACTGCAACAATTGTGGAGAAAAAGGGCACGTGTTTCGAACATGTAAAGACCCAATTATATCGTGCGGAATCCTGCTTCTGAGGGGAGCATACGACCCCTTGAAACTTCCCGTGGATCCGCGAACCGTCGGAGTTCTCATGGTCAAGAGGAAGGATTCCATGGCCTATATGGAATTCATCAGGGGAAAGTATGAAATGGGTGACCCAGCGTACTATGAGCGCCTCGTGGGAAACATGACTATCCCCGAACAGAACTCTATTGTATCTGATGAGTTCGATACGCTGTGGACTAGACTCTGGGGGCAGGGACGAGATACCCATTCCGCAGAGTACGAGATCTCAAAATCCAAGTATTATCAATTAGATCGCGCCGATATTATTCAGCGCAACCGGTCAAAGTACTCTGATCCGGAATGGGGGTTTCCTAAAGGGCGTCGAGCACGGGGAGAATCTGATTCCGAATGTGCCGAGCGAGAATTCTTTGAAGAGACCAATATTCCCTCCGAAGCGTATACCTTACACCCCACTCTCAAATTCATTGAAACATTCCGGGGAACTAATAACGTACTCTATCGCCATATCTATTTCGTGGCTCTTCTTCGCGACTCCAAGATCATTAACTTAAAGCAAAAGCTCACATTCATGCAAAGCAAGGAAGTGTCGGAAGTAGATTGGAAAACTCTATCTGAATGCCGTTCAGTTATTAGACCACATTATACCGAACGCATTGCTCTTATGTCAGATGTTGAACGTCTGATTGCCACACATCAAAGTCTGTAGTAAAAATAATGAACGTAGCTTTCAAACTTCTAGTTCCTACCGCATCAATATTTGGCGGAATAACGTTCGGAACAACGCTAATACTGTTGATCAGTACGTATGTCGAGTGTTCCAAGTATAATCTATTAACTGCCGTAAAAAATGGAGCTATTTCCGCAGCTCCCTGTGCCATAGCATACTTTTTTGCCGGGATGTTCCAGTTCCTCCGTGGTCCGTTCGAGAATCTATTTATCGGATTTGGGGTGGAGGAAACCATGGCCACAAACTTGGCTCTAGGGTACATTATCATGCTCTTCCTCTGGCCAATGACGGTATGGGCGGCGCACGATGCCACAAAGGCCGCGTGTGTGCCTACTACAGATGAGATGTCCAAGTTCAAGACCCAACTATTGGCGAAACTACAGTCAAAACGACAGAAGGAAGTCTCAAACGCGAAACCTGCGACTAAATAATGGGGTATACTCGTCGCAATCCTTTAAAAGGACGAGGCAAGAGTCGAAACGAGATTCTGTTCCCAAAAAAGGCAGGAGTAGATTACGATAAGCTCCAAATGACGGAGGAAGGAGAGTACTCTATCACTAAACGCCGCGACGGAGAAAAGTTGATTGAAATCATGAAAGATGTGGTCAAGAACTTGAAGGCCAAGACCATCACCGATATGACGGGAAATGTTGGAGGAGATACGATTCTGTTCGGTATGCATTACAAGCACGTGGATTCCTACGAACTGAAAGAAGAGAACTTCCAGGCGCTGAAAAATAACGTCGAGGTGTTCAAGTTGAAAAACGTAGAGTTGTATCATGGAGATTCAGTAAAAGCTATTCCGGATATCCAGACGAACGTAGTATATATTGATGCGCCGTGGGGAGGACCCGAGTACAAGGAAAAAAAAGATCTGGATTTGTTTCTGGGAAGAAAGAGGGTAGATGAACTCATAAAAGTTATTCTGGAAGATTCCGATTACTTATTTCTCAAAGTCCCGGCCAATTACAACTTTTCCCGGTTGGACGATACGGGTTTACGTTGGGAGAAGTATAAGATCCGAGGATTCTATGTGGTATGTTTATTTGCCGATAAGAAGTAATGGAGACGATTCTGTATCGTCGTCGTAAACTTGAAGTCAAAACTATACCAAAAGGGACACTACTGTTCCGTCTGGTAAAGCGACCAGAAGATGATTTGAGAGGAGTTCCTTTAGCCGATGGGACGCGGTGTATGACTCCAAACCAGAACGTGTTTTTCTACCCCAATCCTTTCGTGGGAAAACTGGCACTGGGAATTTGGATTCGCGATTTCAAGAAAATTACCGTATACAAACTCACGCGAGACGTAAAGGTTCTGTGGCTTCTAACTCCGTCCAAGAATACTCGATTGGACAAAAACACGAAACGCAACTTCCTGAAACGGTGTTCGAAAGTGACGCAGGGATGTTTACCCAAACCCCGCGCAGCCTATGATCCTTGCTTGAGCGATACCATAATCAAGAAGTATCCGGACATTGTGGGAATGGTGGGTATTTCCGTAAACGACGCGGGTCGACTGAAAGATAACCTGAAACGTAACTCTACTAGAAAAATCCGCAAGTACCTGAAACCGGCGACGGATGGAACAGGAACTGAATCAGTTCCCGAACTTGTTCTGCATCCTCTTTCCCAGCGACCTCAGAAAGATATCATCGTTCGTGAGGGCGATGTTTTGGAAAACAATTACCAGAAGATTGGCGAGTACAAAATGGCGGATGAGCAGGCGCTGAGAGATTTTATGGACAAGGCTAAATTCAATCCCGAAACTTTTTTCTATGAGCTTTAAAAATCAAAGTCCAGGATATAGACTACTGTCAGGTAAGCAGCTACTGCTAGTCCTAAAATCCAAATCCATACTGGAAAGACGGTAGAATCCTTCTTTCCAACTCCAAAGGGACGGATATTTCCGTCTTTTCCGAAAGCTACACCGGGCTTTAGGTAAAGAAATCCCGCTACATAAAACAAATAAATTGCGACAGTCCAAAGTTTTGGGTTCTTGCGGACAACCTCTTCCATTATCATTTCGGTTCTAAAATTAAGTGAGAATGTCATACGTTCTACCGAGTCGCCGAGCATTCGCAGATTCTATAACCCGAATCTTCTTGAAGTACCGCCAAAAAGATATTGAGGGCACTGACGGAAAGCCTGGTGAGCTATTCCCCTACCAAAAACTAGTTCGAGATTACTTGCTGATCGAAACTCCGTATCGCGGTCTACTGCTGTACCACGGTCTCGGTTCAGGCAAGACGTGTTCGGCTATTGCTGTCGCCGAGTCTTTGATGAGCAATAAGAAGGTATTTGTGCTTCTCCCAGCTTCACTTCGTGCTAATTTTATTGAAGAGATCCGGAAGTGTGGAGATCCAGTGTACATCTTAGACCAGCACTGGATGAAGAAACAGGTGACATCGGAGGAAGATAGGGATACCGCTAAATCCCTGGGTATTTCCGAAGACTACCTGGATAAGCACGGGAGTTACTTTATGACTGTACCAGAAGCCGCCCCAAATTTTCGAACCCTGACTCGCGAGCAGCAGAAGGGTATTGAAGCTCAGGTCAACGATATGATCAATTCCCGGTTCAATTTTATTAACTATAACGGTATCTTGGAATCTAATGTCGACAAACTCCTTCCGTCCGAGCGAATGTTCGATGACTCTATCGTGATTCTGGAAGAGGCACATAACTTAATCAGCTCGGTTCTGTCGGAGCGCGAACTGAAGCAGAAGCTGTACAATATGATTTATACTGCCACCAACTGCAAGATCGTAGCTCTTTCTGGAACTCCGGTAATTAATCGCCCACAAGAAATCGCTTTTATGATGAATCTTCTGCGCGGACCAATTGAGCGAGTCACGATTCCCACGAAAGCAGCAATGGCTTGGGATGAAGCTCTGATGACCGCCTTTTTCCGGCAACAGAAGGATGTGGATACGGTAGAGTACAATTCGGTAAAACACGAAATCAAAATTACCCGCAATCCTCCGTACTTTGAGAGCGTGTACAGCGATAAGGGTGATCGGATTGCCGTGAAGTATTCTAAGGATTTCAAGCAGGAAACTGATATTCGTAAATGGGCTACGGAATGGAAGACTGATTTTGAAAGCAAGTTTGCGGGCGTGGAGCTCTTGGGCGAAGATAAGATGGGTGTAGAAAAGCTGGAGTGCTTACCTACCGATTTTGATGGACCACAAGGATTCATCAATACGTTCGTCGACGGACTGAATATCAAGAACGCTCTTATGTTTGGACGGCGTATCCAGGGTCTGGTATCGTACTACAAGGGCGCTGACGAGAAAGTACTACCTAAACGTCTGGACGAAGATAAGACGTTACAAAAAATCCAGATGTCTCCGGAACAGTACCTTATGTACTTAGAAGCCCGCAAGATCGAAATTGATCGTGAGGCGCGTAAGAAACGGTCGCCTTCGCTGAACGATGAAATGGGTTCGTTCCGCATGACGTCGCGCTTAGTGTGTAACTTTGCGGTTCCACCAGAGTTCAAGTACAAGTTGACCGATGAAAACGAGACCGAGATGTCATTGCGGGGCAAGCCTGTTCCCGAAGACAAACTTGAAATCTTAAAGAAACTGAACTCTGAACCCGACCGTTTCTTAAGTGCTAAAGCCCTTACCCATTTCTCTCCAAAAATGGCTCAGATGTTAAAAGATTTGAAATCTAGTGTTGGTTCGGGCAAGGAATTACGTAACCAGTTCGTGTACTCGGAGTATAAATCTTTGGAAGGACTCGGATTATTTGGTCTAATCTTGAACCATAACGGATTCCAGAAGTACAAGTTAGTTAAGGATGGAGGACAGTGGCGGGAAGGCGAGATGGAAAAAGGTGTGCCAGCCTATTGTACCTACACTGGCGACGAGAGCGAAGAAGAGCGCGAACTTGCCCGCCAGATTTTTAACGAGGAATACAGCCAAACCTTTCCTGCGTCTCTGAAAGATTCAATCACTGAACGACGACTGTGTATTCTGATGGGCACAAAATCAGCAGCTGAAGGTATTACCCTAAAGAACGTCCGAAACGTGTACATCATGGAACCTTACTGGAATCCCGGTCGTATTGAGCAGGTTATTGGTCGTGCTATTCGCGTAAACTCTCACTCATCCCTGCCCCCGGAAGACCGTACAGTTACGGTGAAACTGTACATGTCGGTATTCTCCGAAGAGCAGATGAAGGATCAAGAAGGACCTAATATTACACTGATTCGTCGTAACGATATGGAGTTAAAACGGTACGATGGCGACGAGCCTCGCGAAACGTTCATGACCTCCGACGAGTTCTTGTACGAAGTAGCTTTCCGCAAGAACCGAATTATCAAGAGCATTTCCACGATCCTCAAGCAGGCGGCAGTAGATTGTGAAATTCATCGTAAACTTCATTCGCGCGAACAGCCGGTGATTCAGTGTATGCGATTCGATACATCCATAACTGCCGAAGACCTGGCGTACCGTCCATCTTACCTGACCGATGAGCGAGACCAACTGTACCAGCGCAACCTTCTCAAGAAACTTCGCAAACTCCAAATCATAAAAATTAAGGGCATAGTGATGATTATGGATCCTAAAACTAACGAGATCTTTGATTACCTTGCGTTCCAAGACAATAAACGTCTCCTCCAAATCGGATCACGTAATGGCCCCAACACTATTTCCTTTTTCCCCGGTGTTGTATAAATGGCCACCGTAGCCCATGGACGCACATCTTCAAACAACCAGCGTGGAACGGTTGGTCTGTCGGCTGGCGACTGGATTCGCCTGAAGCGCTTGCAGGGTTTCTCATCGGCACGTAATTACGCAGATGTCATCGCAAATAATACGGACGTAGACGTCCCAACAGTTCCTCAGACGGCTTATTCTGTACCTTTCTTAAAGGCCAAGCATACGGGAGCTAGCCGTATTCGCCGTACCAACGAGCAGTGGATCAATTACCGTGCCTCTCAAACTGGAGATTTCGTACAAAATACGTCTTCAAATGCATGCCAGACACCTCGTGTCTTATTCACAACACGTATTTGTGATTGCTCTCAGACCGATCTAGTTCCACGAACTACCGGGTGCAAGAAGTGTTCAGTCTACACGCATAAAACTATTCAGTAAATAAGTAAGAGGATGTCTGGAGGTGTAATTCAGCTCGTCAATAAAGGCGCACAAGATCAACTAGTATGTGGGAATCCCTCGTTCACGCATTTTAGGTCGGTGTATAAGCGCCACACGGATTTCGCGATGGAACAGTTTGAGTTGATTTTCAAGTCGAAAAATTTACGTCTGCCCGTATCGGGCTCTTTAACTTTACGAGCAAAAGTTGAGCAGTTTGCCCAGCTTTTGAACGATTGTTACATTATTATGACCCTTCCAAATGTGTACTCACCGGTTGTTCCGGTAACTACAACTCATCCCAATTTGAACGACGAGTCTGATGCCATAGGGTACGAGTTCAACTGGATTCGCAATATCGGGTATAATATGATCAATCATGTATCTATTGTTATCAACGGCCAGGAGATTGTTCGGCATACGGGAGAATGGATGAAACTTTATGCCGACCTGAACTTTGACGCTAATAAGAAGGCTATGGTCAATCAGATGGTAGGTAACCTACCCGAGATTTACGACCCAGCAAATGTGTACGATCGTTTGAACCAGTACCCTCACGCGATCTCAACTGCGGCATCACCTTCTGAGCCGTCAATTTACGGCCGCACTTTGAATGTTCCTCTCCATTTCTGGTTCTGCGAGAACGTGGGTGCTGCTCTGCCTCTCGGCGCACTCCAGAATTCGATCGTAGAGATCGTGGTAGAGCTGAAAAGCATGTACGACTTATTCACGATTCGTGATGTTCGCGAAACCATCAACGGCCAGCCTAATCCTAACTTTGGTGTTCGTATTGCTCCCGATCCCAGCAGTTCTCTGATGACGATGAACAACTTCCTGTCTCCTCCCACGTACGACACCGTTCCCGTTCCCACGAACCCCGAGCTCATGTACTGGAATTTGAACCCGTTTATTGAGGCCAACTATATCTTCCTTGGAGACGCCGAGTTGACGCACGTAGCAAGTACTGAACACTCGTTCATTATTTCCCAAGTTGATCTGGTTTCAGCGGACGGACAGTACGGCGCTTCAAACGATCTGGCGCTCTTAATGAAGAATCTGTGTACTCGGGTAGTATGGGTGACTCAGCGATCTGATCGGATTCAGGAGAACGATGTGGATAATTACACGAACTGGGTAGATCCGTACAAAGCTCCTCTAGACTCTACTGGCATGACACAGATGACCCCATGGTACTCTGGCGGTGTAGCTCTGGATGTAGGTGTATCCCAGCGCGATATCCTGCTAGAGTCGGCAATTATCCTGGACGGCAAGGAGCGATTCTCGTACAAGCAGACCTACTTCTTCAGCCAGTTACAGAATTACCGTCACCAGAAAGGCCGTACAACTACCGATATCCCCGGAGTGTACACTTACTCGTTCGCGCTAGATCACAACTCTGCCCAGCCGTGTGGTCATATTAACGGTTCAATGTTCAACAAAACCATTCTGCGAAACACGTACGTGCAGCCACCGTTCATTCCTATCGACGGAGATCCAGCTCAGGTTACGCCAGTATGTGTTCTCCGATCAACTCTAAATAATCCGAGACCAACGATCGTAAATCCTGCTACGCTAGGTCCTGATGGAAGGCTTCTGTACTCGCCGCAGGATGTTATTACGATTGTACCAAATTCGCAGGTGGCAAATGCCGTAAAGACGTTGCCGTACAATTTTACAGTACGAGCATACGTTGAGTCTTATAACTATCTGCGTGTAATGGGCGGAATCGCGAGCGTTGTATTCAGCTCATAATCCTTGTACTATAATAAGAATGGCCTCCGGATTAAAAATTCAGTCGGCAAAGTACGGAGTCGGTACTTTAAACCTTATCGATGTTACTGGAGCTGTTAGCGCACAAGCTAAGGACGGTAAACTGAACTTCGTGGTCACACCGGCTGCTATGAACATAAATGATCCGGCAATTGGACAGGTAAAGACGCTGACGGTTACGTATTCTATTAACGGTGGAACAACTAATACAGTCAGTGCAGTAGACGGCGAGAACATTCAAATTGACGCTCCTCCGGCTCGTATAGCCTCTGGACTCCAAATTATTAAAGCGAAGTACGGCTACGATAAAAACTACCAGGATGTAACAGCAGCTTTACGAACGCATCTCAACGACGGATCAATTAACATAACGGTCAGCCCGCAAACGATGGGAGTTCCTGACCCGAATCCTCAGAAGGTAAAGTACTTGAAAGTTGATATCAAGATTAACGGCGATCCCAGTTCGCGCACGATTCAGGACGGAAAGAAGTTCTCACTGAATGCTCCAGCAATAAAGACTGATACAAATAGTACTCCAGGTGACGATGGAATATCGTTTATTGGAAATCTCTTTTGGATCGTTATGCGGTTTGCTTTTTGGTTTTTTTGGTTCTCGATCACGATTCAGTCGGCAGTTATTGGCGAACAACTAATCGGAAATGCAGGAGGATACTATGTTATTGGCTTCCTTGCGTTTATAAGTTATGGCGTCTTCCCTATATTCATTCTTCCATTCTTGATATTTTGCTACCGCCTCATCTTCGGATAAACTTGTCTAATAAATAAATGAGCGGAACTCTAGATTTACCTAAGGGTCCGTACACGCCAAACCAGCCTGTTCGTACTAAAGATACAACTCCTGGGACGAAGTATTCAGATGCTAAGCCTGTAAACACAGAAAACTTGTTTAAAGAGGCGCAGGTCGCTCAGAATGAAGAGGAGGCTAAAGCTAAAGCAGCTAAGAATAAGGGTGGCAAGTCTCGTCGTCGCAAGAGCAAGAAGGCGCGCAAGGTACGTAAGACTCGTCGCAAGTCCCGCAAGTAAAAATAGTTTTTAAACTGGATTTCGCCAGTGTGTTGCAAGCTTACGCCATGTTCTCGAACTCGCAGATGCCTGCATAGCCCAGGAACTTCTCAGTCTTCACGTCATAGACGCGCTTGGTCTCGTCGCCGACCTGGTAGTCGACGCCGTCCATCTCCTTGATGGTGTCCTCCTCGTCCGTCTCCACGGGGCCGCTAACAAAGCTGCCCGTCTCCGAGCGCCAGTAGATGCCGACCGTCTTGGTCTTCGTCAGCCCCTTCTTCATCTCCGACAACTCGTCATACGAGAGAATGTCGGCGGTAATGGGCTCTTCAGCCTTGGGGTCGTTCTTGAGCTTCAGCCAGTTCTCGACGTGCTCGTCGATAGTGCTGTCGTCCCACTCAGAGTCAGACAGGCTCTCGCAGTACTTCTTAAAGCTCTGCTTGTCCTTGGTGAACTGCTTGGTGTCCGGGTTGTTGAGACCCTCCTTGAGTGCCTTGGTGTGGCTCGCAGTGGCGGGAAACGCGATCTCGCGCTTGCCGTCAGTGTTCTTTGCCTCCGCGGCCTTGGCCACGGGCTTGACCTCCTCGGCCACCGTCTTCACGGCAGCCTTCTTGGTCTTGGTCGCCTTAACAGGCGCGACCGGCTCCTCCACAGCTTTACCCGCACCGCCGTTGGCGGGCTGGTTATCGTTGATAATCTCCTGCATCACGCCAATGGCGGATTCGAGCTTCTTGATCTGCGCAGCCGTCAGCATTTTGCTTGTTGGTTGTGGTTAGGGTCTTGTGTGTTGTTACTATCGATTCCTATAACCATAACAATTCCGTTTTTGGTTATAGTTAAAAAGTAGCAGTATGATGCCAGCATTGCTGTTTGTGTTTAGTCCTTGCGGCGGCGCTTGCGCTCGGGTGCGCCAGGGCACTCGTTGCGTGTGTGCGGAGGTTTTGTCTCCAGACCATCAAAGATGGGCTGGAATGTTGATTCCGGGTACAGCAGCGTGTCGGCTACCTGGCACAGACCAGGATACTTCTCGTTGAAGTCATCCAGCATCTTCCGGTACGCATTGTACGTTGGCTGAGAGCGCTCGTAGTAACCGCCAGACATTGTGTCGTGTTGTGTACCATGTCTTCTCTTAGTAAAAATGATTTCGTTTTTAATTAAAAAATGGTGTTTAAAACACCGATTACTTGGCTGATATCGCCTTACGTCTAGCCCATACAGCCTTCATGGCCTTTGAGCGGTTGAAGTGCTTGATAGCCTTCTTTTCTTTCGCGTAACGATTCATCTGGTGCCAGGCCTTAAGATTCTCCGCGCGCTTCTCCTTGATCAGAGTCTTGCGCTGCTTCTTCTTGATAGGCGGGGCGTTCATCAGCAGCATCAGCCCATCTATAGCCTTCATCGTCAGGATATCGTCCATCGTAGTTTTTGTTATTTCTTAGTGTCTTATCAAATCTAATTCCGTTTTGAATTAAAAAATCACGGCTAGTCTTTGCTATCAGTCATGCAGCTGTGAATCTCGTCGATAAGCGAGCTGCTTGGCACGGTGTAGTATTGAAGGGAGTAGCTTCCGTCGATATCGTTGTAGAAGATATCAATCTCCTGACCGTTCACGGTAACCACGTACTTCTCATCGGTGTACGCAGAGCGTCGCCATGACGCATTGTCGCCAATATTCTTGACGAAAGAGTCCAGAGCCTTAGGCACGTTGTAGGAACTCATTCTCAATCTCTATAAGGTGTGTTGTGTTGTGTACTCTCCACTATCTTGACAATTCTAATTCCGTTTTGCGTTTCTTGGAGTATTTTATAGTACACAAAACTAACAAATGTCTACAGAGTTCGCCAAGACTCATTTACGCGAGCACCTTGTTGGTCTACTCGTCAGCCCCGTCGCTGATGGGTTTTGGAGTATCTACGATTCGGCGAAGGAGTTGTGCGAGCGCAACGGTCAGCTGGATCAGGTTCTGCGTACGTTCCAGAACATGCTGACCCGTATTCCCGAATGGAACGAGGCTACATTACAGACGGAAGAGGAGCGTATCGTTAAGGTCACGAACTGCCGATACATGGACGATCTCCTAATGGGTGTATTTATTTCGTACATGAAGTCGTTTGCGTCTCTGCACTACCGCGGATCACAATCTGAGCTGAAGATCGAGTTTGATCGACCGAGTGTGGGTAAGTTCATCCACGAGCTGTACAAGCATTCAGCGCGCAAGCTTTGGCAGATGGCTTACTATTTCAAGACGGTCGGAGTGACGTCCGAGCAGCAGGCGCGTAACCGTCAGGAGATCGAGAAGGTAGTGACAGATTGCATGGAGCAAGTAATTCGGTCGTTTCTGCCGTGGGAGACGATTGCCAAGAAGTATTTCTCCGAGGACGATGATGCGCCGTCTGTGCCCATCAAGGTTCAGCACGCTCCCGAGACGCCCAAGTCTTCCCCGTCTGTAAATCAGGTGAAGTTCGAGGATACTCCCGAGCCGGAGTCGGAGTCTGATTCCGAGTCCGAGGAAGACGAGGAGAATCGTGGCGAGCTGAAGGTAAGCGAGGAGACGGCCGAGATTGAGTTTGAGGATCTCGATAAGCCCGTCGAACTACCCCAGCCTAAGGCCGACGTCAAGGAGGAGGACGATCTTCTAAAGGAGATTGAGGGTAAGATGGGAGAGACGCTCGTTCTAAATATGTAGAATTTTGATTGAGCGCAGAATAAATGATGATCCCTATTGCTGCCGTATCTGTTGCGCTCGTATGCTTTATCGTGTACGCTCTGGAGCGCCGTTCAAAGAGCCAGCCAATTGATTGGTTAGATGCAGGTAAGCTTTCAATTTTTGGAGGTATTATTACCGCCGGTGTGGTATTTGCGACCACAACGGATGTAGTTACGGATGCAGTTAAGAATATGGAGATCCCCAGCGTTCAGGATATGTTTGTCGGAAAACCCAGTTTTTGACGGATTAATTAGGCTTCAATGACACAACAGTCCTCTCCTGCAGGGATTGATTCAATACTGTAAACAGATTTCAGTGATAAAATTTCAGTTCGTGGAACTGCATTTTTACAGAGCCGAGCAATCGCCTTGTAAAGATAGAAGCCATGGTACCGATCATGCTTAGCGTCGTCTTTTCCGAATAAGACCGAGTCATTGTTCTCGGTGGTCATCCATTTAATGAATCGCAAGAACACCTGATTATCCCGGTAATCTAGACACTCAGGTCCTTCAGGGAACAGATCCCAGAACATAGAAGTGGCTAGACGTACTAGATCAAACGAAGGATTCGGCTTGATTTCGGGGTGCTTGGAAATATACCACGGCTCGAAATTATACTGTCCTCCTGCCTCTTCATCAATTGAGAAATGGTCGCTCATGAATAACTTAGGCTCTTTCATTCCAATAATCTTCACCGACCCAATTCCACGCTCGAAATCAATCAGCTTGATCAGGTAGCCGTAAGTCGGAACGCGATAGAATGAGCCGGCACAGTTATAGTACAGATATTCATTATCGGTAGGAACGTACATCACATTATTAGAATGGAGATCGTTATGGGTGAAACTGTAATTGCGCTGAGCATAAGCTAGAGCAAAGATAACTTGGGATATCCAGGCTAGATGATGACTGGTATCGGTAGTGGTCGCACACAGTTCGTGAAAAGTTCCCACACACTTCTCCATCACCGTTATTTGAACAGGTACGTTTGTAAATGATGCCCACGCAAATGGCTCTCCCTCATCATCACCATCGTCCTCTTCATCATCGTCCGAGTCGCACTCGCACGACTTGATTCCAAACACGTAGGAAGTAGATACGCTTGAACTATCAGACTGGTCATCATCCTCTTCGTCGGAATCACGCATCATCTGGTTCATTTCGGCAGCTTCGGCATCTACATGTTCTGCCGTAATTTCCTGGACTCCGTCTAGAACTGTGTCTTCGCCCAGAAGAACGCTGGCACGGGCGCCGCGGGTATGGCTGAACCCATTATGAACTTCATCGGAAACCTTCACCTCAAATGTTTTTCCGATATTGGAAGAAAACCATGAGCGCTCTGATAAGTCGGCGTAATCGTCGGAGATATCTATTGTATGTTTTTCTGCCACTCCCGTGAATACTCCGTACACTTTGGGAAAATGAGGGCATCCAGACTGGGCTAGAACTACCGACAAAAGAGCACCTACGTATGCTGCATTATTGGGATCCTGGATCTTCCGCCAGATCTCGGCCGACTCTTCTTCGGTGGTGGGCAGACCTAGAGACGTTCCGTAATCTCCCTGCATCCACTTGTACGGCGAAAGAAGCATAGTGGTCTTGCGATGTACAGGTACAGTATTGCCCTTCATAGTGCGAATAGACTCCGAATCCAGAATCGTGGCAATACCCTCATTGACCCTGAACCCGAACTCCTGAGGCGAATCGCGAACCTCGGTTTTAAACAGTTTCTGGATGGCTGGAAAGAATGGCTGGAGGTGCTGGATACCCCAATTCTGAGCCTTCAGACTCTTCGCATCGTACCGCTGGAGAGAGAGGGCAACAGAAATTGTCCGGAGATCGCTTGCAGCAGACGGTTTACGCTTAACCATATTATTATGGCGTACCAAACATAAACTAAAAAGTACACGCACTAAAGCAAGATGAACTTCCAAATCAAGAAGTTTAATATTGATATGTTGAAAGACCGGTGCGAAATAGATTCGCGAAAGTCCCCAATGATTGTTCTGATCGGTAAGAAAGATACGGGAAAATCGTTCTTAGTTCGGGATATTCTTTTTAATACCCAGCAGTGCTTCCCCATTGGAACGGTCATTTCGGCCACGGAGGTCGCTAACGAGTTTTTCCAGCACATGGTCCCTTCCAAACTGATTCACGATAAGTACCAGCCATCTATCGTGATGAACGTTATCAAGAGGCAGTTAGGTGTAAAGACGGCACGTAATGAAGAGAAGAAACGTAATGGCGGAAGTTCGTCCACTGATCCTCGCGCGTTCTTGATTCTGGACGACTGTTTATTCGATGGATCGTGGATTAGAGAAGAGTCTACTCGCTACATCTTCATGAACGGTCGTCATATTGATGTGATGACGGTTATTACTATGCAGTACCCACTAGGTATTACACCCAACCTTCGTACCAACGTAGACTTCATCTTTATTTTGCGTGAAAACATATTGGGCAATCGTCGGCGTATCTACGAGAATTATGCCGGTATGTTTCCCACGTTTGAAATGTTCTGCCAGTTCATGGATCAGTGCACGGAAAATTTTGAGTGCCTAGTCATCTGCAACGGAGTTCAGTCGAACCGCCTTGAAGATCAGGTTTTCTGGTATAAGGCGAGTGATCACCCCAATTTTCATTTATGTGCCGATTCCCTCTGGGCAGATAACAAACCATTCAGCAGCGCAATGTTAGCTCAGGACGAGTACTCTGTAGACACGATGCGTAAGAAATCTAACAGTCCTTGGGTGACGGTTAAGCAGCAGGGCAAGGAGAAACACTGAGACCCAGTGTATTATACGACTCAAAGATCACGGGGAACACCGCCCTCAGCTGGGTGAACGTTATTCTCGATCGCGCGACCAATATCCGACGTATCGGCGACATTGGCATCGGCCTTCGCGTCCTCCAGATTCTTACGCTGGCGCTCAGCGTTCTCTTTCTTCTGAGTCTCAATGCGCTGAGCCTTCTCCTCCTCGAAGAAGATCTCGCGATTCACCTCGTTCTCCTTGTAGCGGCGCATCATCTCGTTGAGCTCCTTCTCGGCATACTCTACTTCGGGCATCATGTTCTCGGAAGGATCCCACGGCAGCCACGCACCGACCTTGCCGATGTACAGGTTATCGTTGGGGTAGCGACGCTGCATGACCTTCGCGTACGTCTGGCACTCCTCGAGGTTCGCGAAAATACGACGAACCTTGACGCCACGAACGTTAGTCTGAAACTCAACCTTCTCGGAGAACTGAGACTCCAGGTCCTTCTCGTTCTTCAGGAGGAATACCTGGTACTGCTCGTGAACATCTGTCTTCTTCACCTCGGCCTCATGAATCTTCTTGAACTCCTCCATATCCTTGAACAGATCATCGACCTTCAGAGAATACTTCTTGGCGACGTATGCCATGAGGTGCTCGAGCCCCTTCACCTTCCACTCGTAGGCCATCCACTCTACAAAGCGCTCGTTGTAGAACTCATCCTTCTGCTTAATAACCTTCTCGGGGGAGACGAAAGAAATAATGCAGTAGCGCTGGGTGGGAATTTCGGGATCTTCCTCCAAATAATCAATAACCTGGTTAGTCTCATCCTTCTTGGGTAGGGTCTCACGAGGCATTTGTTTAGTATAGACTCAACGTGTTAAAGTCGTTAATTCTAACGAATCTGTAGTTATAATAATGGTGACCTATCGATTCAATGCTCACACGAAAGAAATAGATTCTGAGATCCAGGAACTATTTCGGCGCAGTGTTCCTGCTTCGTGGAAACAGGTTAAGGGCGATGCAGATGTAGAAATGCTGATGGCGATTCCCATAGTTCCCCTAAAAACTAACCCGAACGTGAAGTTACTCAATGTAGTAACGGGTCCTTCTAAATATATTCTGACGGTAAAATCTCGACTGTATGAAAGGTTTGCGGAGTACCCCTGGGTCCCTCCTTCCAAAACTATCACGGATACTGTACCGATTATTCGGTCTCTAAAAATCCTGAAGCCTACCGAAGGATACCGTGGTATGGGTATTTCGCTGGTACATACCAAAAAGGAAGCCGAAGAGTGGATTGCGCAGAATGCTGAGTACAAAGAATGGGTGCTGCAAAATTACATCCAGCCAGCAACGTTCGACGGACACAAGTTTCATTTACGCGTCTATTTCCTAATCAACTGCTCGTCTCGTGGAATTAAGTCGGCATGGCTAGCTAAGAAGAATTTTTTAGTTCAAGCCATCAAGCCTTACAAGAACTCAGATTACGGTAACAAGGAGATCCACGATACGCATATGAAACACGGTCACTTATTCATTTTCCCGGACGATAAGCCAGACGGTTGGAAAGATATAGATGTATTTAAAGCTCAAATCAATGTAGCCAATATCATGAAGACCATTCTTGCCGAGGAGCATAATTTCAAGGCGGATTGGAAGGCTCAGAACGGATTCCAGGTATTTGGGGCGGATATCATGTTTCAGGAAGGAACTAATAAACCTTTTATTCTGGAATTTAATACCAAGGCGGAACTGGGACTACGTGAGATTCTGATGTTCTACCCGTCTTTCTACCAGCACGGTGTAGGAGATATGTTCGGCATAGATTTCTTGCACGGATCGCCCGATTTATTTGAGCGAGTTTTATAATGATAGGTACTCCATCCCAGTACTCTCCTTCCAAATTAGTGGGACTTAAATCTCCTCAATCTTTGGAAAAGGGAGAGTACTTTATGAACATCAAAGAGACCAATACGATTGTAGGGTCTCTTTGGGTCAAGAAGTATAATAACACCTTCATTCTTCGAGACGTATTCGTACTTCCCAACCATCGTCGCCAGGGGCTTGCTTCCCAGATGATCGCGGGAATGCTGAAACATTTAAAACCTAAAAACCTGCCTATTTTTCTTTACGTAGACGCTGAGAACAGGGGGGCAATTTTAGCTTACACGAAACTCGGATTCGAGAAAGTTAAGAAGGGGGCTTACGGCGATAAATATGAGTACAAAGAGTAATGTACGGAATCCTAATTTGTGGTCCTCCGGGGACTGGAAAGTCTACCAATATTCAAAAAATGTTGGATCAAGCAGGATTTGATGAGGATTATATCCTGGCCGATCCCGATAAGTTACCGGGAGAGCATACCGAGCAGTCTGTAAAGGCTCTGGAACTAGTTGATGAGGCAATATCTTCTAAGAAGAGTGTAGTGTACGTCGCAGCGTGCCACGGTATTCGGACTGTGAGTGCAATCCTGAAAAAGATGAAGAGTCATAAGTACCGTACGGTTGTGGCTATATCGTACACTACAATCCCCACTGCTCTGAAACGTATCGCTGCACGAACTCATCAGCCATTAGATGCAGATATTGCTTCGGAAGTTCACCAGTTTTTCAAGACAAAAGCTGAGAGGTACATGACTTTAGCGAACATCGATGAGCTGTATTTGTTCAATAATGAAACTGACTTCAATCTTCTGCTTTCGAAGAAAAAGAAAAAGGTTGTATGTACCGATCCCAGTGGCGTTTTCTTTTTTGATATTTCCAAGTATTGTTAATCATACGTAAAAATCAGACAGCATCCCGTACCGTTGCCGTTATTGAAGATCCACGAATACGTCAGGATATTTGTCCTCTTATCGTACGAAGACTTTCTATTCTCATCGCGAAAACAAAACCCAGTTAGCATTTGTACTTATACTTTTGTATTAGGTAAACACTTTCCGATTCCCTTGGTCTGCTGCATCATGATTGGAGCAGGACAGTTTTTACAGGGACAATGAGTATGATCATACCCCAATATATGCCCCATCTCGTGCGAGATCATATATTGCCGATAATCATCTAACGATAACTTGCTTTTAGATGCTCCACGATACCATCGATCAGAGTTGATCCACATCTTCTTTCCCCCTAGTTCGGCGCACGATAACTTGCCTTCCATACCACACTCTTTATCGATAGTATCCTGAGAGGATAAGTGAATTGTCACGTCTTGATTGTACGAAACCGGCTCAAAAAAGTGCCCTTTCTTCGACCAGCCATCGGGATCGTTCAAGTACGTTATTGCAAAAAATTCAAATTGACCTGGGGGTATGCTATACTGTTTCTGGACGTCGGGATCAACTACAACTTTGACTTTTGTCATTCTCATTGTCCTTGTTTCCTAATAATTTCTCTGTCCTTTTCTATAAAAATGCCCGAGCAGAAGTCTGTAGCCGCCCCAGCCGGTATTGATTTTGCCGATCTAACGACCCGTGCCGTCAAGTACGCCTTCGAGGGTCTCGCCGTGGCGATTGCGGCCTACCTGCTACCGGGCAAGGGCCTCAAGCTGTCCGAGATCGGCATGATTGCCCTCGTTGCCCTGGCCACGTTCGCCATCCTGGACATCTACGCCCCCAGCGTCGGCTCGTCGGCGCGCACGGGTGCCGGCTTCGGTATTGGCGCTCACCTCGTCGGCTTCCCTTAAACATCTAAATTAGGTAACAAATTATACCCGTAATTAAAAACTTGAAACCGGCAATTAAAAAGTTGCCATTTTCAGGCTAATTATTTTTTGGTTTTAGCAGACAGAAACTTCTGTCGCAACGGGGTCTTCGTCTTTGGGAGCATTCTCCTCCTCGATAATCTTGAGCTCTTTCTCGAACATAGATTCAAAGAGCTGTCGGATTTCGACACATCGGTCGTCGAGCCAACCCGGGTTTTTCACCACGGCAAACTCATATACTTCCGTGTGAGAGTCATTGCAATCGTCATCGTACTTAATGCCACAGCAAATGCGGACACCAAACTCGACGTTATTTTCACTTCCACTGTCATTGTAGGTGATAAGGTACTTGTCATCGTGATACCCATCGGATACATTGATGAAGCTAGCCTTGTCGTAGCCATTGTTTAACTTCTCAACGACCTTCTTGATAAACTCAGTCCGATCTATGTGCATTCTTAACGCAGCGTGTTAATCACCGTAGTTTTAACAAAATCAATTTCGTTTTCAATTAAAAAGTTGCCATTTTCAGGCCTAGTAGTGGATGCACTTGTCCAGCTTCTCAAGCATAATCTCGAGAAGAGAGTCGGTGCAGTTGTTGCCCGCGCTTACCGAATAAGAATCCCGATGGAACAGTATATTGAACTCGACCTCGATGGATCGCATCCGAAGCATAAGAATGAAAGTCTTGTCGCAGTACTCGGACTGCTCCCAGGTTAAACTGAAACCTTCCTGTCCAAGCTGATCTCGAACGGCACTCTTCAGCGTATCAAGCGCGTTAATCGGGTGTCGGACACGCCTCGACATCTTGTGTGGTCAAGCAATTTCTGGCCAAATTGATTTCGTTTTTACTCGGGAAATACGATACGCATGAAGGTGTCCATCAGTAGGTCACGTTGATCATTCGTGAAACCCCGCTGCAGAAGAACACACGAGTTCTGGTCTTCAAGATGAACTTCCAGACGGATAATGTCGTGATTCAAATTAGTGAACTCTACAATCGTCCACCCATCTACAGTATCCATAACCGTACCGAAAACTGGGAAATGGTTATCGGTAATAAAATCTTGAACGTCGGAAACCGAGTTATGGATGTTCTTCATTTTTAAGATTAGTTAAAACACTACGTCCATTTCCGTTTTCAACAACCGAGACTAGCATTATAATGCATCACAAGGCTAAGATTCCGAAGGCCTTGAGAGAACAGGTATGGCTATCCAAATTTGGAAAGAAATTTGAGGCGAAATGTTTTACTCCTTGGTGTGAGAACCGTATTTCGGTGTTTGATTTTCAGTGCGGACACGATATTCCCGAATCTAAAGGTGGACCAACAATCTTATCTAATTTATACCCTATTTGCGCCAGGTGTAATATGTCCATGAGTAATGTATACACTTTTGAACAGTGGGCTTTAAAGGGTGTAAAACGGAAATCGTGGCTTCTTTGTTTCTGTGGAGGTATAACATGCCAGCAGCCGTCCGCTATAACGGAAAGTGGTTCACCGTCATCCCCAAGTCATACGAACCCGAACGCCAAACCTACCAAGTAGCCTGGATGCAGATAACGGAAGGTATGCCTGCCGAAGAAGCGTACCGCAAGTATTATGAAACTTTGAGGAAGGAGTCTAAAGTTTTATGCCCGTCTTTTAGACAAGATGAGTAGCGCAATAACTACCGCCATTACTATATCCGTACTTGTTGTACTGATATCTATTCTTGGTTACTATTACGCTACAGGTATCTGGCCAGGCGCTAAGATTATTCAGCAGCGTCCATCTCTAGACAACACAATTGCTCCTGGAACTGCAAAGTTCATGTTTTTCTATGCTTCATGGTGTCCTTACTGCAGAGATGCTGTCCCGGTACTTGATTCGTTGAAACAGCTAATCCGGAACTCAAATTATACGTATGGTGGGCATGCCGTAACGTTCGAGGACATTAACGCCTATGCCGACAAGGGTAAAGCGGCACTGTACAAGATCAAGGCGTACCCTACGTTCAAGGTAGAAACTAAGGATCAGCTGTACGAGATGGTAGGTAAACCCACAGTCTCAAACTTTCGCGCCTTCCTTATTTCCGCTCTTGGTGCTGAGAAAAAGGGATAAATCCGATCCGGACTTTTTCAAGATATCGGGAATATTGAACTCTGAAAGATCGGACATGCTTTTGAGTTTGGGGTAAGACAAGTGTATAGTACACGGTTTCTTGACTTGATGCAGGAAGTTGCGGGTAACAAAGTTGTAAATTCCGTGGATGTAATGCACTGGAGACACGTTGTCGATATTTGCGGCACTGAAATCGTAGTCGGACATAATGGTTTTCAGAGATACACAAAGTGTTCGCGAAGTGTCGGTAATAAGGTTATCTACGGAAGGAACAAACAAGTCTCCGTCAATATAAACTTGATCATAAAGAATCTGTGGACGAAACACCCCGGGTATACAGCACGAACATTTCAGGGCTTCGAGAACCGGAACGTTCTTGGAAAAGATAGTGGGTATACCTTTCGTCAAGTTCGATGCCACAATGTACAAGGGCATCTTTGCGTCTCCAATAACCTTGGTTCGTAAATCTACTCCCTGCTTCAAAAAAATATTGTTGACCGATTTTTCAAACGTGTCCATTGAAAAGACACCTTTAAGAGATAACATCTGTGGAAGGTTAGCGTAATCGGGTTCGGGAATAAAGCTAGAAAGACGGAATGCATCTTTTAGCGTATTAACATCAATAGGCAGACCAAAAGCAACATACGTTCCAATAATTGAACCTACCGATACGCCATAAACTCCGTCGGGAAAAACCAGCGATTGACGTTTTTGAAGTTCTAGTAAAACACCTACGTGCAGAATCCCCTTAACCCCTCCACCATTAAGTCCGAGCGCGCGGAATGGCAGAGACATTCTTATAGTAAGAGTAAGTAGAGATGTTGCGTGCGCGTGACGTATGGGACGAGCAAGAAGAACGCCGAGCAAATCGTATGGCGGCAATGAATCCTATTATTGCCCAAATCCAGGCACAGATAAAAAGACAGGCAATTCATAACTCAAATGCTCCTTACATTATTTACACTGTTCCCACGTACGTTTTCGGATACCCTCTGTTTTCTTTAAAAGAAGCTCTTGATCATTTGGTTACCGAGTTTTCTAGAGCAGGATACTGGGTTTGGGTGGTGGAAAACAATACATCTCTACTTATTTCATGGATCAAACCTGTCAAGACTCGCGACGGAGGCAGAGCTATACTCGCTACCAATTACCGGCCACAAATTTATGGCGAGACTTTTATGCCTCAGAATAGATAATGAAGATCGAGTACATATTAATTATAACCTATATCTTGATGATCGTCGTGTTAGAAACGTGTGCAATGAGCTGTTTCAAGACTTCGCTGAACGACTGGAGATTCTTCTTGCTGGGCGTTCTGCTTTATGCAGGTGTAGGTATTCTGCTAGTTCAGACGTTTAAGTTAACTGGTCTTGCTTTTACTAATGCTCTGTGGTCTGGCTTATCAATTATGGCCACAACAACAGTCGGTGTCCTGTATTTTAAGGAGAAGTTACACTTACACGACTACATCGCAGTTGTCATGATTAGTGGAGGTATGCTGATCTTAAAATTTACTGATTAAGCATAATGGACGTAGGCGAAGTGTTTGGAGGTACTTTGAACATCACGATTCTTGCACTATTTTATACGCTCATCGGTATTCTCATTTCAGTTATCCTGTACCATCTTTTTGATGACTGCGACGCTGATTGGAAGAAAGAGAACTTAGCCTATCAGATGGGGGATATTGGGTTGGAGTTAGGTATTATTGGATCGGTCGCTTTCTGGACAACTGAAATTACTCGCGACTGGGCTCCGATTTTCCCGGTTACTAAAGCCCTTGATTTAAAGATTGATACGTATACTTCGGGCATCTTCTTTGCCTATGCCATGTTCCTCTTTCTGCAAGAACTCAGCGAGAAGATCAAGTTCTTGTACGAGACGTACATTCACCATCATATTGTACGGTACATTCCTCCAAACTGGTCGGTCATGAAAGTACTGTTTTCGTCGCGTAAAACGAATACTAAAAAGGATAGTGTGGGAGAACACTACACCAATGGACTGTAATCACGAACTCACAATTGATGATGGAGAGCACGTTTGCAAGTTATGTGGAACGATCATGAGTCGTATAATAGACGAAGGCGCCGAATGGCGAAATTATGAAGGAAAGGACGAAGGTCGCACAGGGTTTACAACATCCGAACTTCTTCCCGAATCATCGTACGGATCAATTATGTCTTTCAAGGGCATTACGTCGAAAGACGTCGACCTGAAAGCTATCCAGCGCTTATCTTGCTGGTCTTTATCCTCAAACTCCCAGCGGTCTTGGATGAGTATCTTTGACGCCATTCAATTATCGTGTTCCCACGCCGGTCTGCCGAAAGCTATCGTGATGGACGCTTGTGGGATGTACAAGCAATTAGAAGATGCCCAGAAAGTTCGAGGGGAAACTCGTCGAGCTATGATGGGCGGAGCGGTATTTGTAGCCTGTCGAAACAACGGAGCGCCGCGCAGTCACGAAGAGATCGCTAAGATGTTTCTCGTAAACATTCGGTCGCTATGTAAAGCTGTAACGCACTTTGAGGCTACCGAGAACACGGTACTGCAAACCGAGATCGGAATTGCCGAACGGCTCTGTGCATCTCTATTCCTGAACGACGAACAGCGCCAGAAAATTATGGATTTATTGGTAGAAATTTCCAAAAAGTCCGAAGACGATTTTGAGCATACACCCAAGACCATTGTGGCCGGAGTGGTTGCCCATATTATGGGTCTGAAGACCAAGACGCAAATGAAAGCAGTATCTGAAGCGTCTGGCGTATCAGCCTTATCTATTCATAAAATTGTTGGTAAGTTTTAGTATGCTGTATCCCATACCGAGAATAGGTGTTCCGTCAGATGGACCACAAATACAGGGAACACTTTTGTAATCCAGAACGGTATACGACACATTGCAATCAATAGACGAAAACAGAGGATCGTAATTGTTCGAAATGCTTCCGGGGTATTGGGCTTTAGTTACTCTTGCCTGTGACTGAGTACGAACACGATTCGTGTACCGAGCGGCACTCATTTGTCTTTAGTAACAATTCTTAATTTTCGTTTGACGGGAATCGGAACTTTATCTGAAACCGGCTTTTCTTCTTTCAGTTTGTCAAAAATCTGACGAGCTTGTTCGACGGGTAAGTCCCGGTAAACCATCTCCAGCTTCAACTTGAGGAGTCTGTCCATAATCTCTTATGGGAACATTTCTTACGGCATTGTGCCACGTGACAGGTTCGAACGGAATCTTTTTCAGTTCTTGGGGGGTAGCAGTGCCGTAACTTGCCCACATAAAGTACGTAAACGATCCCACTACTAAAACTAGCAGGGTTGCGTTGAACCACCATGATACAATTGAATCTCTTACAGAACGTGCCCAGATCAGATTGTTCTCTATACTGGATACGTTGTCTTTAACCAAATGAAACATCTCTACTCAATAGACAAGAGGAAGGAATGGCGGCTTTACCGATCGCCATGCTTGGAGCAACCCTGTTAGGCATTGGAGCCGGAATAGCATCATTAGTGACGGCGGAAACTGAAAAGGATAGTATTCAACTCAAGTCAGGTCAGCACGTACGTATTCAGAGCAGGGTACGTCTATCTGAAGAGGGAAAGAAGAATCTTCCGGATTCATGTTTGATTGCCTCGGAGGACGGAACTGTAACGAAGGTTGATGTTGTGGGACGGAAAGCTACCGTTCGGTGTAACAAGAACCGCCGAGCAGCGCCAGAAGAGATTCCCGCTGACAATTTGGAGGTAATTGATTCGGGTGTTAATGCTCCCGGCATTTCTATCCCTGGAGGTTACGTTACGGAAGGAGCTTCTGTCCGAATGCTGGATTCCAGTAAGCGTACAAATCGAGGCAAGGCGCTGGCCAGTCCTTTTTACAATCCTGTGGGAACTGTGCTGGTGATCGATAAGGTTGCTAAGCAGGTAGTAGTTCTCAGCAATCACTTGAACAATAAGTCCACGGCTCAGGAATTCTATAACGTCGACGACCTGGAGTTTGTGAGTGGACCATCAGAAGCTGCGCGTACTGGAGCACAGGCCGGATTAGCTTTGAAGATTGGGTCTACAGTTGAGCTTACCAAGGAGGCATTTGATAAACATAAACCCTCAATCATTGCAAGTAATTTGGGCAGTAACTCCGACAACAAGAAACTTGCCGATTCCAAGTGGGAAAAATTCGGAATTGTCAAGAGTATTACGGTTGATCCGAAATATCCGAAAGATAAAACAAAATTCATTGTGATTGTTCGGTGCGTGTCCAAGGATTCGCGGAAGGAAGTTCTGGAGCAGAAGTATGATATTGGTGATTTGAAAGGTATTCCGGCTATTTCGGTGGAGCGCGCCGGAATTGCTGTGTTTGGCGGTATGGCGGAAATGGATACTAAAGTCAAGCTTCGATCTGAGCGTAAGTTGGCCGTATCGTCGAAATCTCTTGGCCGATCGGCGTTCGGAGATACGGGTACGGTTTCAGATCTAGAACCCAATGATCCTAATAATCTCAAGGTGTTTGTGACGTGCAACGGTATCAATCCGGAAGAGCAGACGGGAGATTGGTACCAGCCCGACGATTTGGAGATTGCCGAGCCGGCAGATACGGAAGGAGAAGCGGTGTTTGGTGGTCGCGTCGTTGTAGGGTCTACCGTGCGTGTAATGCAGTCTGCGCGCGGCAAGAAGTGTTTGGGTACGCCAGAGTTCGGAGATGTGGGAACCGTAAAGGGCATTGACCCTAGTGCTTCCGAAAACTTAAAGATCAATGTCTCATGCGGCCGATCGGATGCTAAGCAGAGTGAATGGTACGATCCTCGGGATTTATCTCTTTTCTTCCCAACAGATGAATCGGGTTCCGAGCTGGAGAAAGCTAAGGTCGCACTTGCCGATGCTAAGAAGGAACTGTCTGCTTGGCAGTTACGTCCGCAGGAAGAACGCCGCAGCGATGATGGGCGTCGGGATAAGAAAGCTTTGGAAGATAAGGTTGCCTCCGCTCAGGCCGAAGTTGATCGTCTGTCTGGAGTAGGACTGGATAAGACCAAGGCTTCTGAGATGCGTAATGATTCGGAGGAGAAGTTAGATGAGGCTCTCAAACTCAAGCGAGAACTTGAAGCCGTACGTCTCAAACTGTCTCGCGACTCCACGTGCAAGAAACCCGACAGATCTAAGAAGTACAAAGAGAATACTGACAAAGTTGTGGGAAAATGGCTATCGGAAATGACTATTGATAAATCCGATTATTCAGGACTTGGACTAGAACCTCTACAATATTCAAATTCTTACCGCGTAGCTTTAACCGAACTCCAGACTGCATTTAACGCATTACGCTTACGCGATGATGATACTTATACCTCATACAAGAACCTGAATAGCGCTAAACTAGCATTAAAAAATCGTTTAAAGTCAGATCGTTCCGATCCCGAATCATTTTCTAATTTGGATGATATCTTACTTGAAATAGTAAAAGAGCAAGCTATATTTGATAAGATTGAACCAAACCCATATAAATCTGCTTTACAAACTATCGATGAGAAACTCAAGAAGTTACAGGAAGTATCTACCCAAATCCAATCGGCTGCGTATTCTGGCGATAGTCCTGCCGAGAAACTACTGAAACGCGTAGAAGATCTTGAGACCAAAACTAAGAAGGATATTGCAGATAATGCGAGCAATCTTGGGACTGCGGTTACCAACTATAACGCAAAGTTCTTAGCCGAACAGAAGGCACGAACTAAGCTCGATACCGATAAATACACATACGACCAGGAAGTCTTAGGTAAGAAAAAACCAAATCCTCCGGCAGCAATTACAGATGTCACAATTGAAGCTAAATTAGATACTTTAGAAAAGTCTCGTCTAGCATACCTCAATGCCCAAAAAGAGACGTTAAAGGCGCGTAAGGAACAGGCTCTTCTCAGTGCCAAAACTACCTGCTCAGAAATCACGCTGGAATCCGTGAACGATATGAAATCCAAGATCCAAACGATCATTTCTGGAAAGTGCGGAGTTGTGAAAACGGTTGACGATTTACTGGATCAGGTAGATACTCTGATTTCTAACCGCAAGCGGGCATTCACGATGTCTCAGGCCGTTCTAGATCCTAAGTTCGGTGATCCCAATAACGCTACTTTTGAAGAGCCTATTGCAAGTCCAGAGGATCGTATCAAAGAAATTGAGGCAGCAATGACTGCAATTAAAAGTTTAGAACCGTCGGATGGAGATCTGTGGAAGAAACTCCAAACTCTCATTGGACTGTGCGGAACGTACCCCGAAGATACATTTTTACCCGAAGCCAAGGGGATTAAACAGTATCCTCCACCACCACCAAACAATTGTCCACCAAATCCCGGTACTGCACCCGCCGCTCCAGAAGGAATTCGACCTAAGAAGCCTTTTCGCTTCAATGCCGATGCGCCTGAGTTTGTGCCTCCTGCAGCGCCAGGAACGCCTCCCATGACACCTCCCGGAACGCCAGAAGAATCTGAAGAAGATGAACCACCTCCAGCTGCACCCCGAGTAGCAGCAAATCCAATGCGGTCAGCTCAGCCTTCTAAAGCAAGAGAACATTTACGAGCGGCTGCACAAGGGTTGAAGGAGATGTCTGGGTCAGCTCCACCAGCAGTGTTAAATTCACGAACAAATATTGAAGAGTGGGTAACAAATGAGGTAACCACTAAAAACTATAAGCAAAGTAGTTCTTCGACCCGAGGACAGCCAAATTCAGATTTAGTGTCTTCTTCGTACGGCGTAAACATACCGCCCGGCTGGAGGACAATTACGACTATCGGTGATGGAAGTTGTTTAATTCATTCGTATTTACAGGCATTATCTCCAACTTACAATACTCTTTCGGACGAAGATAAGCGGAAACTAGCATCATCTTTTCGCACGTATTTTCAGACTAAGAACCCTACAAATGCCCGAGGAGATCTGTATACGCGCAAAAATTCAACAGAATGGTTAACCGATCGCGAAATAACTGATTTATCAAAAGAATTCAATGTTATTACCGTAATTTTTGATCAACAAGCTAAAGAATTACAAGTTTCATACGGAAATTACATTTTGGCTCGAGGAATACCGGATGATGCAAATGTAGTATTCATACACTCGGACGGGAGACTCCATTACCAGACCGTTATTGATCCTGCTGGAAACACTACCGAACCGTATTCAACTGCTATTCAAACATTCACCGATAATCTTATTGATATTGAAACCCGTAGATCTGGCGGTAAACGTAAGTGGCCGTTTTACGGACGCCGCACGACTCGGCGTAACCAGCGTGGAGGAGTTGAACAAAGTGATGTTGTTAAAGCCAAGGCCGATTATGATGCCGCTACTGAAACACTTAAGAACTACGAGGCGGCCATAAATGCCGCTAAAGCAATACTACGATCTGGTAATATAAACCCAAATGACCCATCCGAAAAGAAAATGTTAGAACTAGTAAGAGACGTAAATACAGTAAGGAACGTTCTCCTCCAATATCGCGGAGACCAGGCTTCTGCTTATGCTACCTATGTGGACTTACAAGGAAAGCTAGCAGAAGAAAATCAGGTTAATCCTTTCCGCGTGCCTCCACCACCTCCACCGGCTCCTCTTACGCAATCGCAAAGGTTCAGCAACTTAGTTGCTCAGGACGAAGCTCTACCTAATATGGCAGATGACGTCCCAGATGTTAATCCATTCGCTTCAGCACCAGCGCCAGCACAAGCACCGGTTGCAGTACCTTCTCAGTCACGGAGGTTTAGGGACTTAGCCGCAGAACCTCAATCGCGACGTGCAGTAACTGCTCCAGAACCAGATGTCCCGGAGGTTAACCCGTTCACTTCAGTACCCGCACCAGCACAAGCACCAGTTCCAGTGGCTTCTCAGTCACAGAGGTTTAGGGACTTAGCCGCAGGACCAGATAACCAGGAGGTTAACCCTTTTACAACTGTTCCTTCAGATACAGTAAACGTTAACCCATTCGCTAGCAAGCAAACACAATCCCAGCGATTTCAAAATCTAGCTACACGACGAAACCCTTCACTGAAGAAGGAAGTTAACCCGTTTTCTCCTGCCAAAAAGTCAGAATCACAGAGGTTTAGAGACTTAGTTGAACAAGGCCGTAAATCTGAAGAAAAAGTTAAAGCAAAAGCTGCCGAGAAAGCCAAGATTGCCGCTGACAAATCTGCCGAGAAAGCTGCCGAGAAAGCCAAGATTGCGTCTGAGAAAGCGGCGGCCAAGCAGGCGGAATACGATAATAAGTATAAGGCCTGGCGGACTGCTCGCGACTTATTTGATGAGTGTTACACGAAATACGTAGCAGATAAGCAGGAGTGGTTACAGGGACGTCAGGATTGGTCGGATAATTTAATAAAGGTAGCTGAGGCACTATCAAGTTACCAGATTCTGCGTCTGCAGTCGCGAGGCGTAGGATCGAGTTTGATGCTGGATGAGGCGCGCAAGTTGATGATTGATGCAGATGCCCAGCAGCGCACGGTTATGGAGTCCAAGACGGACTTACAGTTCACGATGGCCAGTTCGTCGGATGCGGATATTGCCAAAGCTGTAGGATTTTATGAAGCTGAGCTCCAGAAACTGAAGATGTGTATTTCCAAGGGTAAGGAAGACGCGATCGCAGAGTATGAAAAAGATCTTGCCGAGATCGAGAAGAAAAAGAAAGAAATCACCACAAAAACGTTTGAAGTCAAAGCTCCCCAGGAGAATCAGCAGCAGGGAACTCCTAAGTACAATGAATGGGATACGGCAAGACTAACTGCTGAAGTTGCGCGATTGACCACACTACTCGCAGTACAAAAAGCTGCACCCGTAGGATCTAAGCAGAATAAGAAACAGGCTGGCACAAATACTCAATTACAGGCTGCCAGGAAAGCTCTAGCCACCAAACTAGCAGCTCCTGCTCCTACACCAGGTGGACGCCGATTCACCCGCCGTCGGCGAGTTTAACGCCTAAAATAGTCAATAATTCACGAATATATTTATTAGTTTTATCAGTCACAGAAACACACACGTCTTCTTTGCGACACGCTAGAAGAAGACGTATGACTTCGTATTGCTCCTGGGTTTTCAGAGTATCTATCTCTATCGTGATAGGTACATTTTTGTACATTAAATGTTCGCGTATCAGATCCATTACTAGATTGAGCTGAGTTTCTGTGAATACGGGTTGTCGTGGAACGCCTTCAGAATGTCCGAACCGTTGCGCTCCGTGTACACATCCTGCTTGAGTGGAGCGTTGTACGAGTACGAACCCAAATGCTCGCCGGTAGCGTTCATGCTCACCATTCCAGAGTTGAAGCGCGCAGCATCCGACAGAACCGTCTCGTCTTTATTATTCTGAGCGGAGTACATGTCTGCGCCAATCGAGTGACCCGTTCCTGACGCAGCAGCAGCCGGTCCTGGGCGTCCCTCAGTCGTCAGCTTCATGAACTCCTGGTAAGGCTCCGTGAACGCGCGAATGTACGAAGCCACGACACCGGCCAGGTTACCTCCAGGACCATAGTACTGCTTCTCAGTCGTCTCGCGAGCCTGGGTCTTCATGATCTGCTCAGGATAATGTGCCTGAGCCACCTGAGCACCTACCGCCGTATTGGCACGATCCATACCCAGAACCGCAAAACGGTCGGGGCGGTTCTTGTTAACGTCGGCCTGGATACCGGGCTGAGTAACGATATGTGCGCCGGGAATGACTGGAGGCTCGTACGATAGCTTGGGTTTGGTGACTACACGTACCTCATCGGTCGTAGGAGGAAGGGCATACTCGCGGAACTGATCCTGCTGGAATCCACCCTTCGGGATATTGGTGTATCCGTCATTACCACCGGGACCTACCTGCACCTGATCAATCGGGAAAACGTTCTTCATGTTCTGGCCGGAAACCATACGCGACTGGTAAAAATCTGACTCGTCCTGGTTACCGAACGGGTTACCGGTAGCCGGCTTGGCATCAAAAAACGATTTCACCTCTTTCTTCTGGTAATACTCCTTTCCAGCACCAATATGGTTATCCAAAATACCGTTGGTAGCACCTGAGTACATGCTCTGCTTCAGATGAGCTCCGAAAAACGGGACTTCATTATTGTGTCCTTTATTCGTCATATCGGCCTCCATTCCATCATCAATCTGCTGTGTCGGGCGAGGCGTGAAGTTTTCGGTTGCTGGTTTGGGCTGGTCGGTAGTAGCAAGAAGATATCCAACCGCTCCTAGGCCGGCTAAAAGAGCAAGTTCAATCATTTGTTAATCTGACCGCTTTTTCTTTTCGATTTTTACAGCCTCGGTTTTTCCAGGGAAGATTGCGTGATTCTGGGGTTTGTGATGAAGCCAAGTCATCTGACGATGAGTTTGGTCGGTTTCCGTCGATGGTTTGGGGTATGTCACAGGAGTAGATGTTATTTCCTCATCTCCTGGGATATGTAGTTTGCGATTCGTTGGGGTGTCTAGAGCATAGTTCATTTGCTTATGTACGTGGGACAAGATTCCACTCCGACCATCCGAGACGGTTAAATGCATTAACTGGAATAGATCCGATCATCTTCTTGAACCTGGAAACCATAGCATTAAAGCCATCCGTATCGCTACCAGGTAATGGTAGAGGGTACTTCTTATTTTTTAAATCTGCTGGCTTGGGTCCATAGCAGTTCACTCCAAACTTCGTATCGGGGTCAAAGTATCCGCCATTCACGCCTGGACGTCCGCAGGCCGTACGAGTTTTTGGCTCAGCCTGGAGGTTCTGCCAAGTAATCTGCTGGGTAGGGTACAGAGCCATTCCGCCCTGCGACCAGCCGTAGGCACACCACTCAGCACCCCCCACAAACGCCTCACTCACCTGATCGTAAGTCGCAAGTTCAGAATCGTATGCAGCACATACAGCCGGAGCTTCATCATACGTATACTCGTTATTACCTACATGGAACACCTCACTTTGCCCGATAGTCTTAGGAGCCGAGGCAGTCTGGTCGCTCTTAGATGGCGCAGGAGCAGGTGCTGATCCTCCAGTTGCTCCTGGCGAGCTAGCCGTTGATCCGTCCAGAGCATGGTAATCAATATGAAGGCTGCCGTCCTCATAATAGATATTCAGAATTCCAAGTTTGGTCAGAAGTAGAATAAATCCAATCAGAATCGCAATAACTACCAGCGTAGCTAAAAAACTTCCGGTGGATACGAATGTTATAATAGTTAGCAGTACGAGTACTGCAGAAATAACCATCAGAGTTCCACTCGTATCAAGAACCATGTTTGTAGGTGTTGCTGGCGTAGGGATAACTGGATCGCTCATTAATTGTTGAGGCGATAATAAATCAACAAGCGCATTTTACCCGACAATGGGAATTCTTTCGGGCCATGTTCTTCTAATCTGCCATCGTCCAAAGTATACCATGAACTTCCAACAGAATCGCGACCGTACGTCCACCAGTGTGATCCATTATAGCAACAAACTGCTAAAAGCGAGTACTGGATCTTATTCAGACTCAGAATGCTGGAATAGTCTACCGACGAGTCAGTGCTAACCATATGAAATACCATCACTTGCGGAAATGAGCCAATAAGTTGCTGCTTGGTACACCCGCTCTTCTTACAATCCTCGCACTTCCAATCGGCAATTTCGTGCGGAGTTACTGTATTCATAATACATCGAGAAATAGGTACTCGCTTCCCCATAGACGATAATGAGAACTCGGTAACTAAATCCTCCTTCAACTGCTGTTTCTGGCAGTTTTTACATACAATCGAATCAGCAATCTTGAATCGGCACAGTTTATCTAGATAAGGTAACTTATCGCACAAGTAAACGAATAGTTCGTGACTGTCGCCAATACTAGAACCGGCAGGCATAGCCTCCGTTTTTACCGCATCAAAAAATGGTTTCAAAGCATCGCCTTTCGATGTCCAGATGTCATAGAGAGCCTTATCTACCGCATTGTCCGGATCGTGTGTTTTATCGGTATACCGCTGTTGAACTTCCGGTATGCGAAATACTGACTGTAAACATGCATTCACCCAACAACTCCCAGAGAAATTCCGAAGTCCGAACATGTCCCTTAATGTAATATCTTAGAGAAATCGGTTAAAAAGGGTTGAGGCGGACCATCGTACGGAAAAGCATTCTTGAGATCTGGATTAAACTCTGGCTCAACCGTCTTTCCCTGATCGGACGCAACCTGGCCTGGACCGACTGGGTTTACGTATCCCGGAGACTCTCCGTCTCGTCCAGTACCCGGCTGGGGAGTCGTATCGGGTCCAAATATTTGAGGGTACGGGCCTGCAGTACTCTTACCGTCCCTGCCGCCGCTGTTCGTGCTTGAAGGAAACTCTGGAGGGTTAGCGCTTGGTCCATAAATCGGATCCAAGGCTGGTTTCTTCCCGTCTCGCTTAAATGTGTCCAGTGTTTGCAGTAAATCGTCGTTACTCATATTTTCTCGCGAGCGGTATAAGAAAATTACGAGGATAGCAAGTCCTACCAGAGCCCAGATCCACATTATCTTTGTTAGAATATAAGAAATGGCAAAGAAGTCCCGTCGCGTAACTCGACGTGGTGGCGTTCAGAGTCTGACTGACTTACAGATGGACAATGTTCAGAGAGATTTATCTGAACCAGGTACCGAAGTTCTACTTGACCCCTATACTCCTGTTCCTACGCGTATACTATCAAAAATGCCAAAGATGCAGGAACTTGCTAAGCCCGAAGATGAGAAGGTAGGGATGCTACCAACTCCGGTTCGTAAGGCTGGACGTAAGACTCGTCGTGCCCGTCGTGGCGGAGGTTTGGGTACAAACTCTGCTACGTGGCCACCGGATAACTCGGCGTTTGCTGCTAGGATCGGTTCTCCCGAAAATACTGATAACTTAATTGGGTTTAGCAAGGGCGGAAAGCGTCGGCGCTTCACTCGTAAGCAGTGCAAGAAGTTCAAGTGTAAGAACATGGGATTCACTCAGAAGGCATCGTGCCGTCCCTACAAGAACTGTTACCGCAAGAAGTAAATTAACTGAACGTAAATAAGTATCGGGTCTGGTTCAGATCGGCTATAATCTCATCGCGGATATTCAGGAGATCCGTGTCGTTTTTGGATAACAAAGCGGGAAGACGATCAGTCATCCAAGAAATAGCCTCAGTAAGCAGAGTTGTAGCCTGTGTATCGTCAAAGTTGCGCAGACGAATCGTGCCAGTACGTGGCGTGAGCTTGGGGCGACCGTACTTGCCAATATAGACTTCCACAAACTTATCAATGGCATCGTCGAGTTTGTCAACTAAATCATCCGTAGCTTTATGCCGCGCATACTGCATCGTTTCCCAATGATATATCTTGACCTGGTTGCGCAAAGTCAACATCAAATTCACGATCTCCCCGCTCATTTATTATATTTCGGCAAGGTTTGATCTACCGGCATAGCCTCGGCCTTGAACACTCCACTGGAAATAGCTCCATCGCTTGCTTGAACTCCTGCCCACGAACCCGACATGGCATCATACCGTGCCTGGATATCAGTTTTCTGGGGGGCTACAGCCAAATCTAAAAATCCAGTCTTACCCTTCGACGAATCTGACGTAGGGTAAGGCGCTGGCATAGATGACTGAGGAACTGAAGTTCCACCAACTGCGTTCAAGTACCCAGACCAATGCTTGTCCATTTTGTTGTCTCATAAGAATTAAATGAAGGAACTAGACGGAGCGGGATTAAAAAAAGAGATTAAGTCCGGGAAACCGGTAGCTGTCTTCTTCTATATGAACGGATGCCCTCATTGTGAACAGATGGAAAAGCCATGGGAAGATCTAGAAAAGGAAGTTCCTCGCATGGTTTTTACTAAAATTGAGAGCAGGAATGTTCCGTCTGAAATGGGTGTTACCGGATTTCCTCACTTTGAAGTGCATGGCAAGTCAAAGAAGATAGCGGATGGATCGTCGTCTAAAGCCCAGCTAAAGAAGAAGTTATTTGGAACTGGCGGGCGCCGGTGCACTCGGAGCTGTACCCGTCGGCTTACTCGTCGAGTTCTTAAGCGCAAGCTCTGAGCCACGGGCAGGCATATATCCTTCATTTCCCTGTTTGGCGAGACGCGCAGGGAACGCCGATGAGTAATCGGGCTCATTGACTCCCTTGGCTAGCCATTTCAGAAATCCGTCCTGGTCGTTAGGGATAGTGGCCGACTGCAGGGTGTAGAAGGGCATGATGGCTGCAGCCTGATCAAATAGATCAGACGTGTCCATGTAGATATCGCTCGTGTGCTGGAACGACTTCATCATACCGGCCTGGACATCGCGACGAATAACTGGCGCAGCATCAAGACGATTTGGGTTATCGGTAATTTCAGTGAGTAACGGATTCATAAATGGGTTTGCGGGAGTGGGCATGGTATAAGCTTTTCCACTCACAGCAGCCTTGAACGTTTCCAAAACACGTCCATTAGGGAACAGCGTGAACAGAACAACCGTCGCACCCATGACAGCTGGGATCGCGAGAAGGTATCCGGTAATCTGCGTAGCAAGAAACAGGATCACTGAAAAGTATACTGAGAACCGCACAACCGCATTCAGAGCCTGCACAGTCGTCATAGACTTTGTCGGAACAAATCGGCTCCACTGGTCGGGAGCAAAAAGTACAGCTGGATCCTTAAACCAGATTTGTTCGGTCATCTTATTTCTAGCTTGAGTTTTTATCGCGCTGTTTCTTCTGTAGCCGTGCTAACATTCGCTGGCGACGAGCCTCCGGGGAATTTCCCACGAGAATCGCAGCTGGCGTCTCGCCACGATTCAGACCTAGTGCATCGTTAAACATGTTTCCAAATAAGGATGTAACCTTGGCCTTAATAGCTTCTACTTCGGCGGTGATCTGATGCTGAGTAATTTCTCCGCGCTGCATCTTTCCCCTGAGAAGGTTCTGGATCTTGGTCATGAGCTTCTTGACCACCGGATTCTCGGGATCACGAATCATATTCATCAGCTGTTCAGGAGTCTCGATGTTCAGATCAAAGTCCTTAGGATCAATCTGCTCAATAATGCTGGTAAACAACTTAGCAATACGGGTCTCCATAATAAACTCCAAAATAGACTTGAAGTGATCTTCGCTGGCCTTATCGCTCAGGATCTTGTTCACTTCGTCGTTCTGGTTACCCGTACCAGTCCAGTAAGACTTGAAGATCTCGATAATAGATCCTACCTTGTCCTTGATGTCTCCATGTAAGAATCCGCCAATCATACACATCTGGAAATGCTTCCACAGCTCTTCCTTAGAACCCTCGCGCTTCCAAAGAGCAGTTAAATCCAACTCAAAAAGAGTACGAGCCTTTTCGGTAAAGAACGTATCGTCGCGCTGAAGAATCTTGAGAGCGTCGGGATAAAACGTCTCAATAGTCTTTAAATCGTCCTCGAATTTTGGGACGGGCGAAACATCTGGAAACGCCGTCCGGATTTCATTTATAAACCCTTCAAATATCTTGGTGGTGTCCATTTAGCTTTTATCGTGAACAAATGTTTAAGCCCGATTTCCGCCACGGGACGCCATCTGGTTCTTGTTATCCTGCGTTAGGCACACGCATCCGGTGTCCGTGTTAAAGGCCGAAGGGCAGCAGTCGGCCTCTACCTTGTTACCTACGAGGTACATGAGCTTGTTGGAGTCGTCCGACTGGGAAGGAAGAGATCCAGTAATTGGGGCGGCCTCGTTGGCAGCCCATCCGGAAACGCCGCCGCCAATATCGACCTGATCATAGGGACCCATGCCCTTCTCGGTTAGCTCCTTGCCAACCGGCTGCTGCATAAAGCTCTCCTTGGAGGTCGGCATTACGCGAGAACCGAAACGAACGAAGAGTCCGGCCAGAACGGCTGCCACGAAAAAAGCGAGAACGATTGCGGTTTTGTCCATTTATTACTATGAGTAGCGATTAAAAACCGGAGGCTGCAATTAGGGATGCCAATACAATTGCCAAAACAAGTAGGACGGGATTAAACAGGGCAAGGATAAACGAAATTGCCAAGAGTGCGAAGACGAACGTCTTTACGATTGAAATGAACAACGTAACAAACGACCAAACAAAATCAACAAGTACCTGAGCCAAATATGCAGCAATATATCCTTGTCCCGCGAACCGGCTCATTACGTCACGAATCTTGGACAAATAGTGGAGGAACACGCTCGTCGAATTAGCAGCCTTTGCTAACGTCTGAGCCATGAACGCAAACAGGAACTTGCGAATATTGGAAAACACGTTACGGAACGCCGTGAGAGGTGCGGCTAGCTGGTTTAGAGAACTTCCTAGCACTCCAAAGTACGAATTTAGCTGGTCAACTACTATTCCCCAAACCTTGCCCGCAAACTCGTTGGTGCAATGTACGAAGTTATCGGCCGAACTTATGTCTGGGCGAATAAAGCCAGCTACTGGCATATACATCGGGTTGCATCGGTTATTTGGCCAATCGTCCTTTATCTCTGCCCAATTACCTAGTCCTTGAGCTACGGCAATTCCAAGAAGCGACAAAACCGTCGCTAAGATCACTACAATCATTCTACTGATGTTATACACCTATTTTTATTCAGTATTTTTCTACGTTGGATTTAGTCAATGATTTATCGGTGATGAAGTTGTACTTTATTACACCATTTGTCAGATGACGTATTGTAGCATGTACGTATTCTCCATCAATCGTATCACCGACCTTAACATGCTCCAAGGCAGGATCTGATAAACCTGAAACTTCTCCTACTTCTAAGAAATCCATAAACTGATAAGAATCAATATTGAATGACCGTAGTTCGGTATTGATACATACCAGGTTCTTGCTTTCGGTTGTAGGTACTGCGTTTGGATGTTCCGATACTGGAATGTACCTCCCGTTGTAGAGAACCTTGTGGCCGCCAGATACCTTTATGTTACCTAATAAAAACATCGGCACATCCTTGCCTTCGATCACGTACAGTGACACTACCGAATTATCATTATTGAGGACATCTCCCAGCTTCAGATCTTTCATGAATACCGTCGTTCCGGAATTAATTTTTATGAGGGTATCTTCGTCGAAACATAAGAAGTTCATAGTCTTTCCAATTGGACCATTAACTACTGCCTGGCCAGTCTGCTGACCAGAGTAGAAGATATATACGAAAGACATCATGATTCCAACTAACCTGGCCATAAGGGTACGCATACGAACAATAATGTACTGGAACTGAGACATCAAGTTCTGAATCTTTCCAAAAACTGTACCCACGATACCCAAGAATCCAGTACGTGTCTGCGCCATCATTTTGCGCATATCCGTCATCGCGCCTCCAATTCGGCCAACAATACCAGTTACCTGGGAGAACTGAGCCATAATTGGATCAACTACGAAACCAGTGTAATCCTGGAAGCTCTTCATCGTGCAGTCCGTGAAGTTCTTGAAAGGGTCTTTCCCCACCAATCCTGCCAATGGCATGTAAGCGGGATTACATCGGTACGCTGGCCAATTATCTTTCAGTTCTTGGATGTTGTTCATCGCGAGCATGTACAAGCTTGCGCCCGCCGCCACAAGTGTTGCTACCACAACTATCGCGGTTTCCATTACTATTAACGGTTAAAAACACAAAACGGATTTCGCGAGGTTAAAATTAGATGTTTCAAAGATGGACTATCATTCTATGGAGCTCCCAGAGCTCAAGGCACTTGCTAAAGAACACACGCCAAAGATCAAGCACTATTATATCATGTCACGAGCCCAGCTTATCCAGGTTCTGCTCATGGACAAATTTCCCGATAAGATGATCATAGAAAAGAAGACGTTAAAGCAACTACAAGCTGAAGCTAAAGCCAAGGGTATTCCTAAGGTTTGGAGTTTTCGGAGGCATGAACTTCTGGAACTTTTGTACCCGGAAAAAACGGAAACCGAAACTGTAGACGAAAAGAAGGTATAGAAAGATGTACGGCCATAAGCACACGTCCAACTCCGGCATTACCGGATATCTTGGTATGTTCTGGGGTTCTGTCCGTAATGAGGACGGTACTAATCTGAAGAGTACGAAGAAGTACGGCGAGGAGATCGTTGAAAGCGATAGCGCCAACGACTTCTTCTTTGATATTGAAGACGGCGGTAACGAGGCATGGGACATCATCAACGACAAACTACATCGTCATTTGCATAAGCACATTGGCAAGGTAGATCCTATTAAGTATCACTGGCAGTGCGGCTTTGGAGGCGACGAGATGGACGGACTGCTGGATTTCTGGCTACCTACCCAAATCGACTGTCCGCCGGACATGCAGTTCGAGATCCTCGGTAGGAAGTACGTAATGTCCTTCAGCTATGCTGCAGGTGACTCAGGTCTTAGCTCGGAAGAGGAGGACTAGGATAATTATTATTGAAAGAAACATGATTACCCACAGCAAGGTCAAGGCCACGATATAAGGATACAAATACTGGAATACCTTCGAAAGAATAGGAACCAGTATGTTTTTTTCAAAATAAGCTTGAAATTCAGGGGTACTAAAGTATTGCAAGGGGTCAGCCGGCATCTTATTTCACCATTGGCTTTTATAGACGGAAAACTACCGATTTTTTTATTAACTTCATATCAAAGAAATGAAGGGACAGACGACCAAGTTACTTCTTGCCCTAGGAGGTGTTGTTGTCGTTGCATGGCTAATTAGTACTTATTCTGCCGGCAAGAGTGCTGTAGGTGAGGGTCTAGAGACAATGGACAAGCTTGCCGGATCGCTCGGCGTCCAGGGTCCTCTATCTGACTCAGGCCCTCATGGCTCCCCTACGGCATCTGCTGGCGGCAATGCCCAGCCCACGGAGAGCATTCAGGGACGTCACCCTGCTTCCCAGTCTGCCTACTCGGATACCACGCTAAGCGCAGGTGAGCTCCTGCCCAAGGGCGAGATTGGCGCTTCCTGGGCTGCCGTCAACCCTGCTGCGGTTGGTGACCTGAAGGGTCAGAACTTCCTTGACGCCGGATACCACACCAATACGGCAATTGCCGGTGTCTCGCAGACCAACCGGAATGCCTCTTGGGATATCCGCTCGGAGAACCCCAACCCCCAGTCCAAGGTTGGCCCTTTCCTAAACACGACCATTGCCCCTAACCCGTTCAAGCGTGGCCTGGATGCGTAAATTGAAACTGGGTAAGTAATAATGTGGCCAGTAGCATTACTTGGCGCTGGCGTAGCTCTGGCTTACGCTTCTACTCGCGGAGTAGCAAACTTAAATGATGTTCGTAGTAAGCGGGATGGAAAGGTATATAAAGTCCAAAACTTACCCGACAAGCACGATGCGTGTGAAAAAATGGCCGAGATAAACGAAAACTTACAGAAGCTGATGGCCAAATATCGCGAAGATCCGGCAACGGCATCAGATCCGCGCGTAAAAGTTCTACTTGACCGGTTTAACCCCGACAATATCTGCGAGAACGATATTAAGGCAAATTCTACGTCATATTCTGAGAACAAAGGCGAGAAGATTGTAGTATGTTTGCGCGAAAAGGTAGAGCCGTACAAGCTGATAGATACGAATACGATAATGTTCGTTGTTCTCCACGAAATGGCTCATCTGATGACGACAACGGTGGGTCACACTCCTGAATTCTGGACAAATTTCAAGCGGATACTTCATGACGCAGTTGGGGTAGGAATATACCGAACAGAAAACTATTCCAAGTCGCCGGTATCGTACTGCGGTATGCAGATCACAGATTCTCCAATCTAATGAATAATGTTGAGGAAAGAACTCATAAACGTTCTTTCAAAAGAGAGACACAACGTGTCCTTTTTTGAAGATGATAGTATTGAAGTGGTCAGAGAACAGGTAGCGAAGTCGGCAAATAGTCACCCTGACCGAATGTTCGTTCTAGTTTCGGTGAAGCTGCCTAAAGACTACTATACTGCCGATCCCCGAAACTGGGAGAATTTGTTCGACAGGTTATCGTACAACGGTAGAAATATAGAAAAGTCGGTATTTGACGAGTATCAGCTAGCATACCGAATGCCAAGTACTCGGGTAACTTTCAACTCTATTGACAGGTCAGAATGGATGGCGTACCCTGAAGAACTAAAGGTTTTATTTTCCACCGAATGTTC